GTGTGATTGATTGCAGGGGTTCAGTCTTCATCGTCATCACTCCGGGTTGGTGTTCGTCATTCGCGTTGTGCGTCTGACATGTCCAAACTATATCGCCACTCCTGCCGCATGTCAATTAAAAAAAGCTAGAATTATTCCGGATTGTTGAACCAGCCAGAAAGGCTAACACCCGTACACCAGTTTGCCGATTCCTAGAACTGCCGCCCGCCCGTAGTCTGAAGTCATGGCCCTCATCCTCTACTGCCTCACGCTCGATCCCCTCGCTGCACTCACCGGTGCCGTGCTGGGGCTCGCTGTCGGGATTCTGGCCGGTATTGCTGTCCGGTTCGCGGGTCGATAGCGTTTATTGACGGGGGGGGCTCTTACTCAGGAGTGACAGAGATGCGAATTGCCGCGTGTGTGGTGGGGGTGGTGGTGGGGCTCGTGGTGGCGTGGGGCCAGACCTATCGGCCGCAGGCTGCCCCGGTCACGTCGTATCGGTCCCCGGTGCAGTACGCTCGCTGGGGGAGTCTGCCAGGGTATCCTGCGTCGGGAGGGTACTGTCTGGATGTGCCGCCAGCCCGTTAGGCCACTTGCCGTGGGGGCAATCGTTGCCCCTATCGAGTGCGTGTGAAGCGATCCGGCAATGGCAGTGGATAAGGCTGCATGTCAGCCCAGATCGCCACCGACAACCCTCGCACGCCTTTAGGCGCTGGCGGTATTCCCGGCGTGATTGCACGGCGCATCCGCCGAGATTCCACTGCCAAGCCGCGACAACAAACGCTCTGATCCGCATTCGATCAACTCCCGTGCGGGCATTGTGAGGGCCAGCGGCTGCGGCATCTCGGGCTCATGGGAGAGATACCAGCCCACCAACTTGTCGTGCGCGTCGGCGTCCAGAATCGCCGCTCGCAGCCGCTGTCGCGTGTCTCCAGAGGTCGACACTAACAACTCCACGACGTTCCGCGACAGTCGGCCCGTTGTGATGAAGTCGACCGCTGCCAGGCACCTAAGCTGATACTCCCAGAACTCGGCATCCAATCGCTCTCGCATCTCTCGCGGCATCGTCTGCTCGTCGCTCAGGCCGAGGGCTCGCCGACATGCCAACGCCTGCCCAGCGAACCGCAGAAACTCCCGCTCGCTGTCCCTCAGCACCTGCTCCCCCTCGATCAGGTCGAGACGCTGCCGCTGGACGTCAAGACGCCTCCGCTCAGTGGGCTCCTGCCGCTCCAGATCGGCCAGATCAAGCTCTGCAATTCTCCGCTGGTAATACCCGTCTCGCAGACCTCGCCATCGCTTGTGGGTCTCCCTGCACGCCTGACGGTAGCAGCCGTAGAGTGTCCCGCCGCTCTTCGCTGTGATGGCGTTGTCGATCTGCCATGTGGAGTGGAAGTGTTCGTTGTCGGCGAGAATGCTGGTAATCATGAGGCACCTGTGCAGACCGAATGCCACCGCTTAGGGGCTGGCATAACTGTGCCTGCCGTCCATTCCGGAACTGTTAAATCCAGTTTGTCGTTGTTGTCAGTTTCAAAGGGCGATGTCCCACTAAGGCCACTTGCGACGAATCCCTTTGCTGCTCCGCCCGCAGTTCCGCCGGTTGTCAAATATCGAGGCACTCGCGAAAACTGATCGCCGAAAGTCGGGCCGGCGCTCCATGAATTGGCCGATGCATCATAGAGATCCGTTCCGGTTTCCAACCCGCCACTCTTGTTTCCAGTCGCATAGACTCCTGTCCCTTCCTGATCAAATCCTGCCCCACCATAGCGGGCCGCACTCATATCGGTTTTGGCTGTCCACGAATCACCCGCCACATCGTACTGATCATTGTCGCTTAGAATGACGGATAAGTCGTTGATTCCGCCGCACAAATACCCGTACTCACCAATCGCAAACGCCCTGCAATCCTTGCGCTTTGGTGTCGGTGAATCGGTTTTAGTTGCCCATGAATCTGCTGATGCCGTGTATTGGTATGTCGTCCGGCTCGGGACGAAGCTACTGTCGTTACCACACATGGAATAGGCTTTTCCCGCAAGTCCAACGCCAGCACCCTCATTGCGATGCGCTGGCATCGAGGCTTTAGTTGTCCATGTGTCTGTCGAGTGTATGAATTGTTGGTTCTCATCCATGTAAAATGGGCTGACTGAGGCTGTGCCACCCCAGACATAGGCATTTGCATCAATCGATGCTGCGAAGCATGTAGACCGCGCGGGCGTTGGGCCATCCGTTTTGGATGTCCACGCATCCTCCACGTAACTGTCCGTGTCGCGAATGTTTACCGCTCCGGTCTTTACTCCATAGAACCAGACAACCGTTGTTTCTGTTGGCCCTCCGCAGCAATAGCATCCCGCTTGACCCGTGAAGAACTCAGGGGTTCGCCCGCTGTACTTCCATGGCTCGCGATGGATTAGCATTCGGCCGCCGTGATCTCAAATCCCCACGGGAGAGTCCAGACAAACACCCACTTGCCGGACGCGATGTTGCCAAAACGGTTGTACGCTGTCACGTTGTCGGTCGTGTCCGTCAGGCTGGACGGGTCGGTCCCCGAGTAGATCGAAATTGTGCCGTTCGCCCCTTTGTTGTGCGCGGCATCCGTCTTGCCGATCTGCGCATAGTCAAACTGCAACGGTGTCGTATTCGCCCGCTGTGCCTGCGGTACGGACTGCCACCCCTCGACAGTCCGCACCGTGTCGCGAATTCTCCCGACCGCATCAGCGTTGAATTGCCGCATCAGGGAGCCCCGCTCTCTTCAATCGTGCAATACGCGAACGGGCCTTGCATCCCGGTCGACGATGACACCGCGAGTGCAATGGAGAGAATGTCCCCGACAGCCAATGTCGTGGCCGACAACGTGCCGTCGATCACTGCCTTATCACCCGTCGCGTTGGTGATCGTCACGACGGACGATAAGACCGAGGCTCCGTTTTTCTTCAGGTCGAATGTGACCGAGGCAGCCGTGCCGGTGTCGTTGCAGAGGGCCGCGAACTGCCGGATGGTGCCAGCGACTTCGCAGACATAAACGATCTCTTCCCGGGCCACTGGGGTGGCTCCGATCGCAAGATCAAAGTTGGTCGACGCTCGGTACAGATGCTGTTGTTTGTCGGCATCGATTCGCGTGCCGCTGCTGATGTGCTGGTCTTCGACCGAACCGGCATCGAGCTGAATTGTGCCTGTGATGCGTGCCATTAAGTCACCCCTGGGAGAATGCTGAAGTTGCGGGCGTAGTAGACGGTGAACTCACGGTACACCGCGTTGGTCGGGGTCGGGTCGCTCAGCACAGCCCCAGAACCGTTGAGTAGTCGGGGGCTGGAGACTGGCCGAGGGGGCGTTGAATTGTCCATGATGTGCTTGCGGTTTGTGCCGTCCTTAAACCGCAGTCCCTGATCGAGCACCTTTAGCGGAATCCATTTGTCGCGACGGACTTCGACGATATAGCTGAACTCGAAGTAGTTGTAATCGCCCTCGATCTTCAGATCCCCAACCCGGATGTTCGACAGCTTGGCAGTGTACTGCGGGAGACTCAGGCCACGGATCGTGATTGCCGAGTTGTTGACGGCGTTTTCGTAGTCCAGAATCCAAGTTGGCAGGTCCGCGACGTTCTTCTTGACTCGGAACGTCCAGAATGCCTGATCGATCTCGATTGGTGGATCGAAGTAGTCTCCAGCCGAGTTAAGAACCGCCTTGCTGTCGATGTCCTGCCAGATCGCCCGCTTGTAGCTCGCCGTCTCGATCTCGATCTGGGCTGGCCTGTTCAGCGGATTCTCTTCCTGCTGATTCTCGCGGATCGGCTTGGAACTGTACTCCGCCTCGATGGTCCACTTGCGCGGGGCTCCGTCGTCCTGCGTCACCTTCACGTTTCGGCAGGAATGACCCAGCAAAATCGGATGGTACGAAACGTAGGGAAGCGGGAGGATCGAGTTGTCCAGACCGTACTGGTAGACGTCCGCCGATGTGTGGAAGTTGTTCGACGTGACACACAACCATTTCCGTGTGCTGCTCGAATCAAACGGCAGGGAGTAATCCAGACTCTGGCCGCTCACCTCGCTCATCTTGATGATTGCCATCAGTCGATCCCAATTCCTTCTTCGCTGGCCAGCCCTTCGAGGGCGTCAAGTTGCTGCTGCTGAATTGCCAGCCCCTGCTGCTGGAGTGCCACCAGTTGCCGCTGGTAATCCTCGCCGCGCATACTCCCGAAAATCGCTGACAGGGCTTCCCGCGTCCCTTGCTGTGCGGCTCCGACTGCCTTGGTTTCCGTGGGCTTGATCGCTTCAGCAGGAGACTCTGCGGATTTCACCTTGGGTGTCAGGGGCTTCTTGTCGATCGCCCCTTGCATGGCTTCCATCGTGCCCGCCATGTCCGCCGCGAGCTGACCCTCCAGACCCGATACCATCTCACCCAGTGTCTTTTCCAGTTCGGTCGGAACGCGGTCACCTATCGTTGCGATGTCCCCAACCGTCGACTCGAACCCCTCCAGCAGCGGGGTCCATGTCATCTCAAGCGCGGTCATACCGCCGCTGGAAATGTAATCCCAGATCGCCGTCATGTTGGTGGCGATGTTGGTGCCTAGGTTGGAGAACGCCGTCTGCGTGATCGATAGGGCGTCAGTCCAGAGGTTGCCCCAGTTGTCCAGAAACCACTGGAAGTACACTGGCAGTTGATCGGTGAAAAAGTAGGTCACCGCATTGCCCGCTTGCACCATCGCCAACACGGTTTTGGTGCCCAGAAGCTCGAAGTACGTGCCGAGGTTGGCGACGACAGTTGCCGCCACCTGCACGGCAGGGACAACGAAGTCACGCAACGCCGTCCCCGCCGCCGTGAACCGCTCCCCCATGCCCTCCGCCACCGGAAGGATCGATGCCGTGATCAGCGATGCCACTGCCTCCAGCGACGGCAAAAACACTGCCCCGACCCCCTCCGCCACATCCCCGACGATGTTGCCGATCCTCGTGAAGGGGCTCGACATGGCCTCAGCCGCGCCGCCAAATTCGGTCTGTAGTTCCTTCAAGATGATCGCTTGGGCTCCGGCGATGTTGCCCGCTTGAGTCATCTGCGCGATCTGGGCCTTTTGCTGCTCGGTGAATGACACACCCACGCGAGACAGTGCTTGAATCCCCTTGATGGGATCATTCAAAGCCTTGCCGATCTGGACGACTGACGATTGCAGGTCTTGCCCCATCACGGCCGACAGGTTTTGCGCGGAGACAATCGCACCTTTGAACACGTCCCCTTTGATCTGTGTGAATGTCGCGAGAACGCCAGCCGCCGCTATCGTCGCGTCGTCTTCAAAGTCTGTGACCAATTGCAGGTCGCCAGCCAATCGCCGGATCTCGTCGCCAGTGACACCAGCCGCCCCGCCTGTCGACGCCAGCACGGCATCGAGTTTGGCACCGGATTTTTGAGCGTCGATTGCACCGGTCACCATGCCGGACACTCCGGACACAAACGACTTCAGCGCGAACGTGATCGCCGAGAATTTCGCCATCCCCGACAGCACACCGCCGGATACCGCACCCCGCATCATACGGGCCTGCTGGCGGGCAAGCTGGGCCTCCGTCTTCGCCTGGATTGATGCGACCTTCGCACCGCTCTCCCGAGTCACAGCAATGGCTTTGGCGAACCCTACGCCGACCGATGCCGACGCTGCCCCCACGGATTTGATTATGTTCGACATGCTGCGCGACACATCCACCGACGCTTTGCCAGCACCGGTCGCCAGCTTGCCGAACCCCCCCGCAGTTGTGGCCGCCGCAGACGCCACCGAGGATGCCACGTTGCCGACCACAGCAGAAGCCGCGATCATTGGCCGCGAGAATCCCGAGGTGTCAGCCACCAGATTCGCGACAAGGTTACCTATCACCGCCATGGCGCACCCTCCTCATTCCTGCTGCCACTTCGTCAGGGGTCATCTCTCGCGGTTTTGGCTTGTCTTGCGGGCGGAATGCGTCGGCTACCTTGCCGTATTCCATCTTCGCACCCCATGCACTGCCGAGGATCGTTGTCTGCACTGCCGCCCTGTGATCGTCGCCAAACTTGCCCCAACCCTCGATCTGGGCAAAGGCTTTCAGGATCGTCAACTCTCGCCGCGTGAGGGTGTCCAACAGGGTCTCCCAGTCTGCCAACCGATGATCATGTGCAGCGAGTCGCATCACCCACAACACATCATCATCGGCAGTCAGTTTTTTACTGCGGTGTCCAGCTTACCGGGATTCGAAATCTTGGCGACAGCGTCGGAGAGTTGCTGAATCACGTCGGTGGGGATGTCCTCAATCTCGGGATCGTCAAGAGCGAAAAGAGGCTGGCCCTCCGAGTCGGTCACCACAGACGACACCATGAACCGAACCAGATCAGTGTTCTTCTCGGCTTTAACCAAGGCATCGAACTGGCCCGCCTCGCGCAGAGTCAGCGGGCGCACCATCACGGTTTCCCCGTTGATCTCGACGGGCTTGGGCTGTCGTTTCAGCAATGCTTTTCGGCTCACTCGTCGTCCTCGTCCTCAGTGTTGTCGGGCAGTTGGTCGTAATTCGGGCCGGGCTTGTATGTGCCGTCGGGGTTGTAGCCGAGGATAATCCCGGCATCGAACAGCCCGAAGTCCTCCGGGTGAATCCCAGCAGACAGTCTACGGGCCGCGTGCTGCGCCTCTGCACGCTGTGCCGCGTTCATGCTGGCCGCAATCCGGCACTCTTCGTCGGCAGGCTCGGCCACGCCCATACGGACCAGCATGTACGAATCTGGTCGTTCGAGGATCGCCCCGAGTTCCCAGAATGTTGCGGTCTGGTTCGTGCCGTTTCGCCAGACCGTGCGCTCCACGGTCTGGATCTGCTCGTCCTCAGACAGCACGGCCGAAGGGCTTACCTCGATGTCGTCACGGATGATGCGTGTTTTCATCAGGTGGGCCAGCCAGGATTGCCGGTCACAGTGTAGGTCACACTCCCCTTAAGTCCGTCTTCCATCGCGACGGTAACGCCGAACTCAACACCCGCCGCGGTGAAGGCTTGATTGGTCACGGCAGTGTCAGCGTAGATGATCTTCATTGCATTGGTGGCGGGAGTCGCGATCAGATCGGTGATCGCCTGATGCCCGACCAAGGCCGGATCGTAGAACAGTTCGGCAGCCACCGTGCCGGGGTTGCTATAGCCTGCTGGGGCAGCCGTCTTGTAGACGTCACCATCGAGGGTCGTTGAATCAAACGTGATCGAACCGCTTCCGCTGTGCTCAATGCTCAGCAGTTGGGCGATGTCGACGAGACTCGCGGAAACTGTCTGCTGAAGTTTTGTGCCCTTACACTTCACAATAGCCATCTCGTGGCCCTCCTAAGTGTGCTGAATGATGAAAGACAGTGACCGCACATAATGCCGCTGGTCTCTCCCGTCGCCGAGGTAGACCGTATCATCACGTGCATTGTCCCACAGAACCGCGTTGATGGTGTCACTCGCCCCTGCCGCTCCGACGTAGTCGCGAAGGAACACCTCCACCGCAGACGCGAGAGTGATCGCTGCGGGCCGATTGCTGGCGTAACAATCGATGTCGACGTCAGACCGCCGCATCGTTCCGCCGGTGCCGTCCAGTCGCTTGTACGGGTCGTGGGAAGTCAACGTGATCAGCACGTAGGGGGGCTTCACGCCCTCTACGGGGTGATCGAGGAACACCGCATCAATCGACAGACCGCCGACAGTCTGGGCAGGGGCCAGGGTCGTGATAGACGACTGTGCGAGAAGCAGGGTACGAAGTCCGATCTCGATGGCCATCACTTGCCCTTCCGCTTGGTGATGTCCTTCGTCAGCCGCTGCCAGACTCGCTTTTACATCTTGGCAATCCCGGCCTGTGTCTTCGCCTGCACGCCCTCGCGGACAGCGTCAACCAGAATCGCGGGCATCTGCCCCGTGTTCCAATTGGTCACGTCTTGTAACTTGCGACCAACGTACATTCGCGTTTGCTTGACGGTTCTCCGCTTAGTGCCCAGTGCTGCCCAATGAACATTCCGTGCAGCGATGCCAACGCCCTTTGGCTTGCCCGCCTTCGTCACATTGTTCCCGCTGCGGGTTGCCCCCAACTTGCTTGTGCGGGCGACAGAGAACCCCGCTTTCGCCCCCTGCCGTTTGGCCGATTGCTTGGCGACACCACTGCCCACCAGCTTTTTCAAATTCTTCAGCGTGGCCGGAATCTGTTGGCGGATGCCTCGTGCAAACTCACCGACACACGCCGACAGACCGGATCGAACCGCTGCCTTCACCTTCTTGTCTGCCAGGTTGGAAAGTGTCAACTGAAGCAGTTTGTCGCCGCTCAGCTTGATCACTTCCGCCTTCATCTGGGCCGATAGGCGGGCGGATTTTTCCAGCCGCATCCGTGCCATCTCTGCCCGTGCTGGCTTAGCCATCAGTGGCCACCTCCACACACGCAAACCGCACCATCTCCTGCTCTTCGTCCACGTTGATCGGGGGGCCAGAAATCGACAGGATGCGAGAGTCCAGCACCAACCGGTTTTTGACCGTGATCGACTTTGTGACCGGGTCGGCCCGCATTGTGACCTGGTGGGAGATGTCCGCCGCCACCTCGACGCCCCGGAAAAACTCACGGCTCCCGCGTGTCGCCACGTGGCACCACCGTTCGGCGTAAATCACCCAGTTGCTGGCCGAGGTCTCATCGATCTGCCCAGCCGCGTTGACGGTTGCAGACAGCCTTTCGATGGTCACGCGATTGGAGAGGCTCCCGCCCTTCATGCGTAGTTCCCCCATCGCAGACGATCACACAGGGCCGAGTACGAGAACTCGATCTCCTTCGAGATTGTTCCCGTAATGCTCGCCTCCGCATTCTCCAACCAATGGGCCGCCAGCAGCCGGATAGCCTGCTTGGCATCCTCTGGCACGGCAGACGCTGCACCGTACCCGCTGGTGTATGTGACCGCGACGGCCGACAGTCGGTCGTATGTCGTCGGCCAGGTCTGCCCGAATGCGGGCCGGATCAATGCGGGCTCGGCGTAGATGTCGCTCTCGTAGGTTGCCCCCGCGAGAGTCTGTTGGACGTTCAGAGAGTCGTAATAGGTGATCGAAACGATAGCTTGAACTGGGGCCACGTCGAGAACGATCCACGACGGCAGGTAGTCGAGATACAGCACCCGCGTTTTCGTGCAGAGGTCTCTCTGCGTGTCCTTCTCCAGCAGAGTACGGGCCGCAAGAAGGTAGCCTTGAATCTTCGCATCTTCGTGGTTGTGGTCCACGCGCGAATGCAGTTTGAACTCATCCACGCTGACAGGCTCGACCGTTGGGCCAACAGACACGCGCGATGTGTGCCTCACGCGGTGCATCGACTCCAACGGCCGGGCCTTGTCCCACATTGTCAGCGTCCCCTGCGAGAGAATCGAACAGCACGCTCCGCAGCAGCCGGTGCCACTGCGGTTTCAATGCCGTCATTTGCAGGTCTCGCAATCCGCCGCTTGATCAGCGTGTTCGCCACGCCGTCAGGTGGAGTGATCACGATTCCTGCCTTGTATCCCTGCCATCGTTGCAGGAGTTCAATTCGCATTACGGTACTCGCACAATGTTGCCGAAGCCGCGTTCCGACGCCGACACCGGATGATCCGACGCACGCGACAGCAAGGCGAACGCCGTCAAGAACGTACCGGTCGAACCGTCGCCAGCAGTGGCCACGAGATCGAAGTAGCGCTTGCGTCCCCGCAGATCGACTTCGAACTTGAAGCACTTGTTGTCATCGGTGGCAATCGGAAGTGCCGCCGTTGTCCCTGCGATGCCCGCCGAGGTGCCGTAGATCAGGCCGGTCACGTCGGCATAGCTGCCGTCAGTGTCCGACTCCTGCAACTTCAGCGCGGTCATGGCAATGTCAGTCGCCCCGAGAAACACGAAGACTTCGAGGTATTCGAATCCAGCGGTGTCAATGCTGGTGGTCGTGTAGCTCGCGTTGTCGACGATCGCAGCCGGGGGAGTGATCGACACAAACTTGTTGAATTGCGATTGGTTCATGGATCGTGCTCCTTAGCTGCCGGGGGTGGAAAGCATGATCACCGGGCCAGCGACAGACGCCGTACCGCGTT